CCCCGTTGTCTGTTTACCCAGATTTGCCCTGAATATTTAACTGCGCCTGTATTGGAGAAACAAGTTGAACAACAAACTAACAGCAGAAGAAATTGAAGTTAGGATATGGGCCATCGTGGTCCTATCCATCACCGCCATTCTGTTCTTTATTGTTATAGCATTGCTTTATAGCGTTACTTTTGTAGTACAACCTATCAAAGCAATGGCTCCGATAGACCAAGCCTATACAAAAATGCTGAACGATATAGTTCTTCTATTGGTGGGCGGTATTGGTGGCATTGTGGGCAAAAGGGTTGTCGGTGGTGTTGCAGGGACTCTAGCAGGGGTTAAACAGGCCACCACGCCCATGATGGGACCAGGGTGCTACCAACCTATGGGTGTACCCCAAATGGGGGTAGGGTATGGGGTAGGGTCCAGCCCTTTTGGTGCTATGCCAACATTCCAGAATCCTAAGTTTGATGAGTCTTGGACTCCTCCTCCACCACCCACCACACCGCCAAGTTTGGAGCACGAAGAAGAGCGTGAGCGTATGGCAGTAGCAAGGGCAGAAGCAGATGTTTAGTTTTTTAAATCCTTGGGTTATCTTAGGCGCAATCTTTACTTTAATCGGAGTTTATTCTTATGGACATCATTCAGGTTATCAAGAGCGTGTTACTGAAGATCAAATTGAAATTGCAAGACTTAATGACGAAGCTCGCACCAAAGAACAAGCCCTAAATGAAAAGATAGGCAAAAACCAAATTGCGTTGAGAAAGGCAAAAGATGAACTCAAATCTAAACAGGCTAGTATTAACGCTAGGATTGATTCTGGCGAGTTGCACCTCCCCTCCAGTTGTGCCATACAAGCCCCCACAGATACCGCCTCTAGCGATGGAGGCCAAGGAAGCCAATCTGACAGACAGACTATTAAAGCTATTGTCCAACTCACAACAGAAGGAGACAAAGCCATCATCGAGCGAAACGCCTGTATCCAACAATACGAACAAGTAAGGGAAACCATCAATGTTAAGCCCTGAGAAACTACACGCCCTAGGGATTGGAGCCGAATGGTCTGAGCCTTTGACCACAACCTTTGTAAAGTTTGGTATGGTCACTCCTAAAGAACAAGCAGCCTTTATTGGACAATGTAGCCATGAAAGCAACCACTTCAAGGTCTTGGAAGAAAATCTTAACTACAGAGCCGAGACCCTTCAAAAGTTGTTCGGTCATAAATTCGGACCAGGTGAAGTCGAGCTTTACGCTAGACAACCCGCTAAGATCGCCAACAGAATTTATGCCAACAGAATGGGAAACCGTGACGAAGCATCAGGAGATGGTTACAGATTTCGAGGTAGGGGCGTTGTACAACTTACGGGGCATGATAACTACTGGCATTGTGGTCAAGCATTGGGTCAGGATTTTGTGATGAATCCAGACTTGGTGGCAAGCCCCATGTACGCTGCACTGTCAGCAGGATGGTTCTGGAAGACGCATGGATGCGGTGCTCTTGTAGATAATCCGCAACAGTTATGTAAAAGGATCAATGGTGGCTTAATTGGCCTTGATGATAGAATTAAGCAGACAGAACGTGCAGTTGCTGTCCTTTCGTGATTCCTTGCAAAGAGGGTTTGGGGAGTAGGTTAAAACCTCTCCCCTTTTTTTTCGTAAATGTGTCACATATGTTTACGACAATAACTTCATGCAAATCAAGCAAATAGACACATCTGTTAGTGGGAATGCTGAACTTCTGATTCGTTTACAGAAAGAGTGTTTGCCCTATGACAAAGTTTATGATGTTTCTTATGGCACTTGGTGGGTTGCTTATCAAGATTACCGTGCTATTGCTTTTGCAGGTCTTGTTCCTTCTAGTCGGTGGCTTGACACTGGTTACTTATGTCGTTCTGGGGTTATTGCTAAAGCCAGGGGACGGGGCGTTCAGAAGAGACTTATTAGAGTCCGTCAGACTTACGCTAAGAAGATGGGTTGGGCGTGGTTAATCACCGACACTTATCACAATCCACCTTCATCTAATTCTTTAATTTCCTGCGGTTTTCGATTGTTTGAACCTAGTGCGCCTTGGGGAGCACGGGGGACTCTTTATTGGAGAAAGAAGCTATGATTCCTGACGAAGAATACATCATGTTATTGAATATGTATAAGAGTCCCTCCATTATGGCCAAGGAACTCAATATCGACATGAGAAGCATCTATAAACGCAGAAACAAATTAGAAGAAAAATATAAGATAAAGATAGATTTTGATATCCATGTTAGACCCGACACTCCTGAGAAACCTAAAAGATATGATTTAGGTATTAGAAATGGATCGGTTATTGTTTTTAGTGATGCTCACTTTTGGCCTGGCATCAGAACCACTGCTTATAACGGATTGATATGGGCAATACAAAACATCGATGATCTAAAGGCAGTTATCAATAATGGTGACGCATTTGATGGAGCAAGCATAAGTAGGTTTCCCAGGATTGGATGGGACAAAACTCCATCATTGATTCAGGAATTGAAAGCTTGTGAGCTTGCTCTTGCTGAAATAGAAGATGAAGCAAAACACGTCAATCACAACATCAGTCTCATATGGCCACTAGGAAACCATGATGCGAGGTTTGAGACCCGTTTGGCAGCCAATGCACCTCAATATGAGCACATCAAAGGATTCAGCCTAGCAGACCATTTTCCTGCATGGGTTCCTTGTTGGAGTGTGTGGTTGAATGAAAATGTCATTGTGAAACACCGCTGGAAGGGTGGTATCCACGCTACACACAACAATACTGTTAACTCAGGGGTATCGATGGTAACTGGTCATTTACATAGTCTGAAGGTTACCCCATTCGATGATTATAAAGGTACAAGGTTTGGTATCGATACTGGAACCCTAGCAGAGCCTAGTGGACCTCAGTTTGAGAACTATCTTGAGCACTCCCCTACCAACTGGCGTTCAGGGTTTGTAGTGCTGACATTCAAGGATGGTGAGATGTTGTGGCCAGAAGTTGTCAGAGTATTTGATAAAGACAAGATCGACTTCAGAGGCGAGGTCATCAAGGTGTGATCGGATGGATACACTTTGTGTAACCTTTCGGGTATAAAAAAAGGGACTTAATGTCCCTTTCTATGAAGCGGTAAGAGCTTATTCAGCGTCTTCTTCTTCATCATCTTCTACTTCCAAAGCAAGAAGTACTGCTTCAGAAACTTTTTCCAATGTTTCAATATCACCAGTTTCAATGGTGATTGTTGTGTCCCAGTTTTCGATTGTGAATGTGTAAGTCATAGTGGCTCCTTGGTTAAAAACTTCATTGTGGCTCAGAATTATGACAACAAGCTTTCATGACCCGTTGTAATTTTCCCGATTTACCAGGTCTTTTTTCCCCAGTATCGCAAACTAATTTCTTAGTCATTAATGCTTTATACCTAGCAGTCACGCTTGGGTAGGGGAAGGAGTGCAGCTCGGCCATGACATCATCAGATATACATCCTTCAGGATGGCTTCTAATGACCTCATAGACGATTTTTTCCATGCTCTTGGTATCTACGGCATGGGCAGATGCTACAGAGGTTTCTACGGCCTCTTTGCGGTGCAGAAACTTTGGTAGGGTTCCGAATAAATCAAACATGATTAGATTCATTCATAAATTGCTTTGTTAAATTTGTGCCAATTCTTATGGCATGGCTCACACAACCATCGTACTTCAAGTGGTTTTGTATAGTCATCGTGGTGTCCTTGTATTCGTTTATCTGAATTGCATTGAGAACAGTTTTTTTGAGGTATCAATTTCCCATCTCTTATCGCATTTCCCGTTATTACACGGGCTGCATATTTCATTGGAAATTTCTTATGGTAATTTTGAATTCCTCTTTTTTTTGCTTCTTTACCAGCTTCTGTTTGAATATATTCTCTTCTAGCTTGAACTCTATGAGGGAGCATCGCTCTTTTTTTGTCATACTCTCTGATCTTGTCCAAATTAGATTCACGATGTTTATGAACTCTAGTTTTTACGCATTCAATACATTTGTTTAAATGTCCATCTGCCATTGCACTATGTTTATAAAAATCGTGAAGTTCTTTTTCTTTGTTACATTCTCGGCATACCTTCATAAAACCTCCTTAAAATGGTACGCCAATTATATACCATTCTAGAATGGGATATCTGAGGAATCGTCTACTGGGGTGTTTCTGCGGGTAGGCTCATTGACCTGGCGGTCTTTGGGGTTGACCGACAATGACATGAACTTGGTTCCTTGTTTGCTGGTCTTGAGCCAGGCATTGATCCAGAACTCCTCCCCGTTGACATTGATCTGACCCTTGTAGTCAGGATGAGTCTCTGCTTCTTTCTTGTCGTTTTTGAACAACGAACCTCGGTTGGTGTTATCAAATTCTTTTGTGGGTTGTCTAGAGTAGGTTGCCATTTAATTTCCTTTAAGTGATTCGCCATGTTTCTTGAGAGCTGACCTAACTTTTGAGTCCAATAAACTCCAGAGGTAAGTCTTCTCCTCTGCATCGGTCACCCCGATGTATTCTTCATATGCCCCTATAAGGTCATCAGAGGCCATGTGAGCAATAATTTCCATAGCGACATCTCTAAGTACCGTCATCTGCTTTTCGGTCACTACGGACCCGTCTGTGGGTTTGTGCTTGGGTGCATCTTTGCCTGTGGTCATGTCTAAGGCATCATGCTCGACAATTTCAAGCGCACTTACCCACAAGTACCTCCGAATATAGGTTTCGACTGCACCCAGATTTTGGACGGAATGACAACCCTTGAGTGCTGCTTCCGACATGGGTGAGGTTATAGTGATCTGTTCTTCAGGATTGTCTTCATTGATGATCCTAAGTTCAGCAATTTCTTGTCCATAAGATACGATTCCTATTAAACCGTGGCTAGCAAATATTTTGATGGCGGGAACAATGAAGTCACCCAGTTCAAAGTATGTGTAACCAGCAAATTTATTAAGCCCAGTTTTCTTAATCTCTGAACTATGGAAGTCTTGCCTGGCAAGGTTAAGTCTTTTATAAACATTCATGCTGCTACTCCAAATGCTATTCTGTATTCTTCTTCAATGATGTTGGCTTGTGTGGCCTCATCAAACTGCTTGAATGCAATGAAGTGGTCACTTCCACAACATCTGACATTGACAGTCTTGATCCTGATGCAGTACCCACAATAGAGATCATTTGCTGACTCTCTTTTGTATTGACTTGCAAAGTCTGTAAACATTCCCTTTACTTTCATATTACCCCCATATAACAAAAACAATAATAGTAACAATTAAAACGATGATCCAAAAGTCTGCTTTAGATTTCATCATTGATCACCCACATCAAGCGGATAGAACCTTGTTGAACGCCATCAGAAATCAAAATGTAAGTGTCTTTATACAAGTCCTTACAGTTTGGTTCATCGTCCCAAGTATAGTCCAGATTCTCAATGCAATTAAGAACTGCTTCCATCATGGTATCGCCTTCACCCCAACCCACCGTCATGGCTTTGGAGTAAAGCGGTTCATATTTAGCTACGGTCTGAAACTTCAATTGAAATCTCCTTGTTGATGTGTTTCTCTAATTCAATTGTCAGAATGGCCATTGCTTTACCAGACATGAGCTGAAGCTTTTGGACTTCTTCTGGTTTATAAGCATTAGCAAAAGACAATGCACGAAGTTGTTGTTCAATCAAAATCAAGTCAGATAATTTCATTTTTTTTCCTTTGTAATTCCAATATCAATTTGGCAAACAATTCCATCTCTTCATAAAACTGGCAAACAAACTCTTGATTTAATCCAGTAGTTTCTAAACAATCAATAATTTCATCTGTTGTCATATCAACCCCTATCAAATAACATTTGGCTTAAATCTAAGTCGTAAGCAAGTTGCTCTAAGACTTCATCCTCAATCTCAGTACCATCAACATAGTTGCCTGATTCAATGTAAGTGTCTGATGTATCTCTCCAACTTCCACCTACTAAGACTAACGATCTGTAATCAATTTCTTTTTCCATCGTGATCTCCTTGTTAAGATGCCTTTACTATACCTCAGTTCAATAAACCTATGCAACCATTAACCCTATGGTCTACTATGTTATTTACATTTATTAGAGTTTTGTGTATTATACGCAACATGACTATTACAGAACTAAAACAGTTCGCCACACTGTATCAAGTGGCCAAAATCCTCAAGATTTCTCCTCCTGCGGTGTACAAGTGGGAGAAGAAAGAGCAAATCCCAGCACTGCGCCTTTACCAGTTAAAAGAATTAAGGCCCGAGTGGTTCAATCAGATCAAGAAGCATGGATAGGGACTCCAGGCATATGTACTTGAGACATGAGCGTATATGGATACAAGAGTTTCAAGAGCAGCCAAACCCTTTTATTGCTTATCAATGGTGGATTTCAGAGGAACAAAGAAATAGAAGAAAAGTAATCACGGAATTTTTTGCAAAGGGAAAAGAAAATGGAAAAGAGTTGCTTTGAATTGTTTTGGGAAGTGTGGCCTAAAAGCCCGAGGAAGGCTTCTAAGTCGATTTGTGAGAAGAAATGGAAAGCCAAGGGGCTAGATAAGGATTGGAGACAGATACATAAGCACGTCACCTGGCTCAAAACCACGGATATGTGGCGAAAATCAGACGGTAATTTTATTCCTGCGCCATTGGTTTATTTAAATCAAGAAAGATGGGATGGGGCAGAGGTTCCAGAGATGGAGATTACAGTGACAGTAGGTTACAAAGACCCAGCCCTGAAAAAGATTGAAGAAGATAGAAAGATGTCGATTGAGATGCCAGAAGAGATAAGAAAAAAACTGGCAGAGTTAAAAAAGAAGTTAGTTTCTGTATAATTCAAATTGTTGTGGTCGCGCGCAATAGTATGAAGCCATTTAAGAAACCTTCTCTCCTGTACATAGTACGGGGCGCGACAGAGGAGGCTCCTTAAGTGGCTTTTTTTATTGTTCTTTCACAACTCGATGACCATGCGGTACGTCAGTGGTGGTCATTTAAAAAACCCTGTTACACGAGCAAACCAAAGCAGGGAAGGTGGGCGAAGAATAGAGCCTGGTGGTAGGGAGAAATCCTATAAGTCTGTTCTGCTAGTGACGGCATGGCTCCATACAACGGATTCAATCGTCAAAGTGAGCGTTTTACTGTTTCATTACGGTAAGGGCTTGCTTTGTTCAAACATTCACCACCAACGGGGTTGTAGAAGGCAATGAAAACTGTGGATAACTTGCAAAATGTGTATAACTTTGAAATCACTAGAAATTGGTTAGATTCAATTAGTGATGAAAAAGGATTGACTGATGGTCAACAACATTTGTTAAACCATTGGGCAAAAGGTGCTCCATATGTAGGGAAATTTATTCCGCTGCATATAGGGCAATTTTTAGAAAAATGCAAAGGCTATAGAGGAACTAATAATGAACTATGAAGAAGCAAATCAAATATTGAACAATGTGAAGTATGGTTTATTCGAGCCTAGCTATAAGGTCACTCAAGCCCTCATCATTACTGGGGACTTGGATACCGCTAGTAACCTCGAACATAAGCTGATCCAAACAGGATTCTTAGATGACACAGAACGAAACCTCATCAACCCACCTTGGACGGTTGGACCCTCAATTTCTTATTGATCACTATGCAAGACTTGCACTTTTACCAGGATGGATTGACCACGCTAGATATCAAATAGATATCATGCAAAAGCATCCAACAGGAATGTATAAGGGCATCGGCAAAGCGGTAGCACAAAGGATAAAGGAATTGAAATGACTAAAGACAAAGCATTACAATTTGCATTAGCGGCAATGAAAGAAATCATACATTGGTATGCAGTTCGGGATAGAAATGATGTTTTATTAAATTTTGTTGACCAAAATCCTGAAATACAAAAAATAATGAAAACAATTACCGCAGTTGAAGAAGCACTAAAAACAAAAGATGAGCCTGTTGCGTGGGGCATGAAAAAAGATGGAGTTATCCTTGATGTAATCTGCCCTGCCGAACATGAGCGTGAAGAAGGTAGTTATACAACACCTCTTTACACCACATTAAAACGCAGATGGTATGGGTTAAATTCTGATGACATGAAAGATGAAAGAACACATAACTTTGATTTTATTGATGGTGCTCTTTGGGCAGAAGCCATGCTGAAGGAACGCAACACATGACTTTTGTAGTGACATTTAAGATTCCTGGTAAACCTGAAGGAAAAGGTCGTCCCCGTTTTGCTAGGCGTGGTAAATTTGTAACAACTTATACAGATAATAAAACCAGAACTTATGAAAGCAAGATAAAAGACATTGCTATGGTCGCTATGGGTGCTTCTATGCCCTTAACGACCCCTTTGGAGGCATTTATCTACATTTCCTACCCCGTGCCAGCATCCTATTCAAAAGCACGCAAAGCAGATTGTTTAGCCAACACTGAAAGACCTACTAAGAAGCCTGACATCGACAATGTAGTCAAGGCGGTCTGCGACAGTATCAACGGGGTGGTTTATGTAGATGACACTCAGATTGTGGACTTACACGCTACTAAGGTTTATGGTGAACCTTATGTGGAGGTATTAATCAAGGAAATATCATGAGTATTTTTTGGACTACGGTTATATTGTTCTTTTGGACGGCAGTATTGATCGCTGCTGCTTTGATTGTCTTTCTCGCTATAGAGTGCATCAATGATTGATTACGAAATACTAGATCAAATCCCTCAGAATAGAAAGCCTTGGTGGTATACAGGGGTCAGAAGTGAAAACTGGGGGGGTAAAAGAAAAGGGGCGGGTAGACCCAAGACTAAGTTTGGTCTGCAAGTGCTGATAAACCCCAACCCTATTCAACTTAAATTACTCATAGAATATGGTGACGGTGACCTAGAAAAAGGTTTAATGAAATTGATCAATGAGAACTTCTAATGAGAAAAACAATGTGTCAAAGGTTTGCGATAGTAAAAAAGGGTGGGAAATTAGTAAAACCATTTTCTGATGAATCCCCTTATTTGTTATTTGGAAGAAGAATGGATGCACTGGCTTGTGTGATGTTAGAGCGACCAGGAACGCATCGAGTTGTTAAAGTCAAAGTCACAATAGAGGAATTACCATGACTAAAGGATGGAGAAAAAGAGGGGGTGGCCGTGGAAGAAATTGACCCTAACAAAGCCATTGAATACATTCAGCGTGAATCTAAGAACTATGCGGATGCATTGGCCCAGGCTAATTACTTAGAACGCTATCTAAAGACCAAAAAGGCAGAGCTTATGGGCGAGGAGTCTGGCTCACTGGGGGCTAAAGAAGCCTATGCCTATGCCCACAAGGACTATGTAGCCCTATTAGAAGCCCTTAAAACCGCAGAAACAACAAAAGAACACCTCAGATATATGCTAGACGCTGCCAAGCTTAGAATTGAAGTGTGGCGAGTTTTGGAATATAACCGTAGAGTCGAAATAAAGAATGGAATGTAGATGTACAGAAATCCCAAATTATTGCAACTTATGCGAGAATTGCCTTGTCAAATCTGCGGAATCCAAGATGACACAATTGTGGGGGCGCACTCTAACCAACTCAGAGATGGGAAAGGTAGGGGGCTTAAAGCCCACGATTTCCGTATCGCTGCCCTTTGCTACCCGTGCCACATGGCAATTGACCAGGGAAATAAACTAGACAAAGAGCAGAAGGTTGAATTATGGGAGATGGCCCACCGCAAAACCATCGGATACTTGTTTGAAAAAGATTTAATTGAGGTGAAATGATGGACCCAATAGGCGAATTTTTACTGACGATGCTCCATGGGGTGACCAACGCCCACTTACTGCATTGGAAAGAAACAAATGGATTTAGACACCAAGTGTTGGGCAAGTTCTATGAATTGCTGGGGGAACTTACAGATGAGCTTGCTGAAGCAATGATGGGGGGCTATAACTTTGTGCCAGAGTTTCCTCAAACCTATTACCACCCAGCATCTACGGGCGAAGAGGAGGTTCTTGCACTGAAGGCATATGTTGAGCAAAATAGAGACAAACTGCCCCAAGATAGCGCAATCCAAACCTTGGTGGATGCCATTCAAACCCAAATTGACCGCACTCTTTACTTGATTAGGAAGGATTAACATGAAACCTGGCTTGTACAGTAATATTCACAAAAAACAGGAACGGATAAAAAGAGAGAAGGCTGAAGGTAAACCTGTTGAGAAAATGAGAAAGCCTGGTTCAAAGGGTGCGCCTACTGCCAAAGCATTCGCCAACTCTGCAAAGACTGCTAAAAAATGAAGAAGCACGATAAACCCATAGCCCATAAAACCACGGGAAAGGGCAAAACATATAACCCCACCGATAAAGGTGCAGGAATGACCGCTAAAGGGCGTGCAGAATACAATAAAAAGAACGGCAGCCACTTAAAAGCACCAGCACCAAGCCCTAAGACTGCTAAAGATAAGGGCAGAAAGGCCAGTTTTTGCGCCAGAATGGAAGGCGTGGTAAGAAATGCCAAAGGTCCAGCAGAAAGGGCCAAAGCTTCTTTACGCAACTGGAAATGTTAAAGGGGGGTTAAATTTTTAAGGGGGGGTCTTTATTTGATGGGGGGCTAACTTGCAACAGAACCGAAAAATGACCCTCAAAACTTCCCCCTACTGCTTAAAAATTAAGCAAATATAAGTAAAAATCATTCAAATGCGTTAAAACCGCCTACAATCGTTTTTGATTCAAAATGATATGTAGGTATTAAATAGCAAAAAAAATGGCTCAAAAGCCTTATAAATAGGTTTAATAATGGTTTATATAGTTAGAGCAATATTAGAAAACAATAGGCAAAAAAAAGCCCTCAATTAAGAGGGCAAAGAGGGTTTTTAATAAATTAAGGGTTTAAATTGATCTAAGGGTAGTTTTATTGTTTTTTTATTTCCTCTGAATCGATGACAATAAATTGTATTACCTTCAATTTTCGTCACAATTAAAAGGTTTTCATCATTTGATTGAACCCCAATAGTTCCAATTTTTATCATGAAGCCGCTTTCCTATACTCAATTGAATCAGTTAATTGATCACAATGGGCCTCTAAGCAGCCAAGATCATCAAAAAAAGCTTCTAAGCTTTCCCTATTCAGTTCCCATAGAATGCCTTTAATATAGTTAAGCTTTTCTATTTCACTTAACTTATTCAATTCAAATAGCATCACGTCACTGATAGCGTTGATCATTGTTTTATCGTCAATGTTATCCATTAACTCATTTTGAAAATCGTATTTATTCATTTTTAAGCCTTTACAATTGAAATTACACGTTTTTTATGCCCTAGTGCGTGGTCAGCGATAACGATATCCTTTGCCGCCTTAGTAGTTCCAGCGCAAAGCATACAATTTTCACAAGTAATTTTTTTGCCGCTTTCGGCACTGGCGGGGCATGAAACTTCCCCCACTTGTTTATCAACCCCTACAGATACTCTAAAAACCCGCATACCATATAAATTTGCTTGAGCCGCTTCATCAATAGAATCGGCCGAAGCCATCACAAGCTTAGACCACTGAGCATGATCAAATGAAGGATTTAACCACTGATGCGAATAACCCACATGGCCAGCGGTGAATTGGGTTAATTGTTGCCATACGTCAATCGGTGCAGCGGCTCCATCCCCATAGGTTCCTATGCGAAGTTTTAAACCCGTCAAATACAATGCGACTTCACTAGGGGAAGCTTTTGTATAAGAACCCCTTTTATAAGCTTTATAAACAGAAGCCACACTACGGCCCACATTAACGTAACATGGTGGTGCGCCAGTATAAGCGGCCAAGCTTGGCCTATGGATACAATGCCCACATATTGCAGCATCATCACCAGTTTTTAGTGCAATTACAGGGTTTACATCGCTTCTAATGATAAAGCTTTGCACCAGTGCGCCAGTTTTAGCGTTTTTAGATGCTGCTTTAATTTTATTAATGATCACTACAATTGGTGAACCGTCTAATAGTGACGGGCCTTCGTAAACGATATAACCCAAAGCTTTTTTAGTAAACATTTTCATTTTCAATACCCTTTATTTGTTCAATAATTTAATGCATAGAGCAACATATATCTCTCTCCCATTTTCTGTTAATGTTTCAGTGCTTAAAGAATGCCTGGGTTTGAAATAACGCATAATTTTGCACAATCTAGCGTATTCTCTAGACCATTGGCCAGAGTGACACTCTGAAAGTGCTAAATAATAAGCTTCTACAATGTCAAATCGATCAAAATACATAATTAAACCCCTTCCATTAATTGGTCATCTAGAATAGTGTCAAAAGCCTCAAAAGCATCTAAGAGCACATTTAATTGTGCTGGTGTGTGATTGTCCAAAAGCTTAGCATCTAATAGGTCCAAGGCCCGTTTAATGACCTTTAACTGGTTTTCTGTAATGGTATGCATGATGAACCCCTTATAGTGTGAGAGTAAAACAGTAAGCAAAAAAGACCACTAGCATTAGAGTGATCAAACCATATATAAACTCTTTCATAATTAGCTCCTATAGTTTGACAATTTAGAATTGCACTCTTCAAGTGTTCCTACAAATAAAGGTTTTACACTTGATAGAACAAAACATGATCTAACAATGTGCTTGTTCTCAAAAACCGAAAAGATAATTTCATACATATTTAACCCCTTTAAATTGATGTTTTAATTGCACTAGGTTTAATTCCCTAGTGCTTTAAATATAACGACTATTGTCGCAAAGTAACATAGGTATAAACCCTAATAAGATACATTTATTTTGAATATTTATTTCAATTGAAATAGGTGAATCGATAGTTATAACCTATTGTCGAATAGTTAACAGTTGAATAGTTTACAAAATCAAATACTTTTAACCCGTTAATAAACTGTTAGTAAATTGTGCATAAGTAAAGCACCAGCAAAACCCGTTAACCCTTAAACCATAGTAAACGAATTAGATCAAAAGATAAACTATAAGCATAAAGGGAAAGCATAAGGGCTGCCGAATACATGGTGCATTGTCTTAAAACCAAAAACCCTTATAAATCAATAGCAGGGTTTGGAAAACATAAAGAACCCTAGGATTGTATTAGTCAAATACTGTAGTGAATATATAAGAGCATTCAATTGGGTTCGGCCTTTACATGGCTATTTAACTACTATTAAACCTAAATCAAATCTAAACAATTGGTCCCCCTCTGTGAGAAAAACTCACACCCCATTCAGCTTATGCCAAAGGTAGGGGGGGGGAGGGGGGGTAGGACTGGAGACCATCCAGGGAAGGGGGGCCCACTACCTAGTTCCCAAATTTTTTTTAAAAAGTTTTAGTATAATAAACCAACTAGGAGATGTAATATGAAATGGCAACTGGTTAATCCTATATACGATGTTGAGAGACTGATTACTAAGTTCAAGGGTTTCTATGGTTCCGAGTCTGGGGTACTGACATATGATGAGAACTTCTTGAGAAAGAATTTGACGGTGGCTGCTACTGTCCAACTGTTTGATAAAAGTAAGGAGTTCATTGCTTACGCAGAAGAAGATGGAAGGATACTGGGGGTCTGTTGGTTTGATCGGGGTGGGTATGCTTCCTATTCGACTAAGGAGATATCCAATAGCAAGTTCCACCATATTGACCTGACATTGTCCGTACGGCAAAGGATCAGGGTGTTGAATCAGATGATTGACCAACATCTCTTATGGGCCGATAATTGGGGCATTCCTGTTGTATGCAGTACCAGTATCCGTAAAAACTATGAGGGCTTTATGAGGGTGCATGAAAAGCGTGGGTTTACTGTCAACGGGTCATTTGCTTGGATCGATACCAAGGAAGGATTAAAGTGGATACGGTAAAAGAAACAAAGAAAGCGATTGAACTGGCTACTGGTAAGCGTACTCCAAAGGCCAAGAGTGTGGTCAACAATGTGACCGAATATGGTGCATTGTTCAACCGACTGAATGAAGAAAGATTGGCCAAGGGTCTGCCACCGCTAAAGACTGCTATGGAAGTTTTGATTGATGCCATGCAGTCTGATGAACTGGATATGAAAGACAAAGCCAGGATTGCTGATAAATTAGCCCCCTTTGAATCCTCAAGAGCACCTATAATCTCCATAGAGCACGTTCAGAATGTCCAAAAGGATGAAGAAGAAGATGCTGAACAAGCTCTAGAAAACTTTCTTGAATCTCTTAAAAAGGTGTAATATGCCACTAACCTACGGAACATCCAAAAAAACCATGTCCAAGAATATCGCTACTGAGCGTAAGGCTGGTAAAGGTGAAAAACAAGCAGTGGCGATTGCCTATGCTGTTAAACGTGACGCTGAACATAAACGCAAAACCCGAAAGGAAAAGAAATGAGTTATACATCTGGCAACAAAGCCCCCTCATTGATGCCCCAAGCCCCCAATCGTAAAGGCAACATCGGCAAAATGGAAGCTTCTCACTATAAAGGTGTGACTGCCGTTACTCGCCCCCAAGGTAACCTACAACAACCCTCTGGTAACCAAGGTGCTCCTGCTTACCAAAGAGCTTCTGACAACACTTCTTCTGGCGCAACTGCTGGTAGAAAACAAAAGGTCATGACCAGCAGACCTAAAGAGTTGTACGATGGTATGTGTCACAATGATGGTTACATGAACAGTGACCGTACTAACTATTTAAAGTGAGGCCAATATGTCTGCATACGGAAGAGTCATCAGTGGTGGCAAGCAAATGTCTAAGGGCGTGACCAAAGCCATCAACGATAAGTTGGATACTTTTGCTGAAGGCAACGGTAGAGCAAAAACCATTGCGGAAGCGGTATGTGATGCCTATACAGTAAAGACACTGTCTAGCCAACATACCAACGATGTAAAACAATTTGGTAAATTCACCAAACCCAGTGTACCTAAAAACGTCTAAAAGGAATTGATAATGGCTACTTTTGATATTGAGGCTTTAAAAGCCGACTTACCCACGGCTAAAGAATTAGCTCAGTTTGTTTACGACAAAACGCAGATTGCCCTTGATCTGGTGGGTAAGCCTAAAGAAGAACAGTACCTGGTTGCTAAGAATGCACTAGAAGGTAAGAAAATACCTGCTGAGTTCTTAACAGATGAAAATCCCTACATTGACCGTAGAGAAATGATTCCTGTTGACGAACTTAAACCCGTCCCCCCAAGAAGCACCGACCTGCCCCCAGAATCATCAAGAATCCATTTCTTTGGTGCAACCAATATGCCCCATCCATTGGACCCACAATCCAATAGAAAAGTGCAGATCAACTTTTGGAAATACGACAATGGCATCATTACTTACCAAGTGGCAGGACCTGTTGAGCAAGTTGCAGAAGGTTCAAGAATTAATAAGTTCGGCCAAACCCAGCCTGAGAAATACACTTGGATCGATCCCCGTACAGAAGAGATTGTCCTCAGAAGACAAGACGGTTCTTTTACTGAAAAAGGCCGTGGTATCTATTCGTTCTGTATTGGTGAAAAGGGTGCAGGAATCTGGACACTGATCGACAAAGACATCATCTCATTTACTGAGAAGAACATTGCTAACCCTTGGGCTTAAATGGACGATTACTCCAAAGTCTTCAGGCATAAACTTCCCTCCCAAACGGAGATTTGTGCCAGAAAAAGCCTAGAACTTCTAGAGAAAAATCTTAGGGGTGAACAAACTTTTACCCCTGAAGAAATTTACTATCTAGCAAGCGCAGCAGAAATTCTTTTGGATATGTCCTCAAAGTATGGCGAAGAGTGAAGCCAGTGATTATGTACAACCCCTATATAAAAATAGGGCGTTAAAGTATCTGATCCAGTTATCAGGCGGTAAAAAAGCAATCAAGCTGATGACTGATGAACAGAAACTGGCTATGAAGAATGCCAGGGACAAAATTGCATTTGATATGCAGTTCAATCAGCTCAAATGGTTTAAGCCCTTTGAATACCAAAAGAAGTTCTTTGCTACTGGCAAAACCCATACCCGTAGGGGAATGATTGCTGCCAACCGTTCTGGCAAAACCATTGCATCCACGTTTGAGACTGCCTACCATCTGACGGGCAGATACCCAAAATGGTGGAAAGGCAAAGTCTATGACCAACCCATCATTGCTATGTGTTCTGGTGAATCTTGGGAACAAGTTGCAAAAACGCTACAGTCCAAATTATTGGGTTGTGACGATATCAAGCAGGGTTATAAATTGGGGTCAGGATCAATCCCCAAGGATGCCATCGACTTTAAATCCTACCGAGCAGATGGGGCCAATGTGCTTTCGATTGAGATTTGGCACATCACGGGTGGGAAGTCAAAGCTTTACTTTTCTAACTACACCCAAGAAACAAGGCACTTGCAAGGCTATGAACTCGATCTTGTCGTACTTGATGAGCAACCTCCTGATGAAACCTTTTCCGAGTTGGTGGTGCGTACTGCTTCCCGAAATGGACAGGTCATATGTTCATTCACTCCACTCAAGGGTCTTACAGGATTGGTCAGAAAGTTCTGGGACCAAACCGAAGGATATTGCCATGTAAGGGTAACTTGGGATGATGTACCTTATGTCAACGAATGGGATGAACCGTTTTTTACCAAGGAAGAACGGGAGCAGTTGGCTAGAGACTTTATGCCCTGGGAAAGGGAATGTCGAATCAATGGTATTCCATTGGTAGGTCAGGGTGTGGTGTTCCCCATATTGGATTGGCCAACCTATAAGGCAACAGATATTAACCTGCGAGACGATGAAAGCCTGGAAAGATTGATCAGTTTTGACTTAGGAATTAAAAATGACCCGACCGTTATTTCATTCTTTTTCCGTAATCCAGTTGAAGAGACAATTTACCTTCATCGGCAAATCAAAATCCCGACTGGGGAAACGCCAGATGAGTATGTTCATTACCTGCTTGACAAAGAGACTAGGGGCGTCCCGATTGCATTACCGCATGACGCAGCGACCGCTGGTCGGTACACTCTCACAGAACAAAGTGTTAGGGAAGTATTTGAAGATAACTACGGGCTTAACTGCATTGCGGGGGCGATCCTGAACCCAGTAAATGACCAAGGTAAAGTAACCAACCACAAAGCTTACGGAATCAATATAATGCGTATGGGGTTCGAGAGAAAAACCTTGATGATTAATGAGAATTGCAGGGATTTTTTGGACGAATGCCGAAATTACGCTATCGATGCCCAAGGCAGATTTAGTGACCCAGATGACTGTATTGACTCCGCAAGGATTGGAATACTGGCACTGATCCAAGGTCATGGGGAATCTGTAGTCAGTCGAGCTAATAACTTTGAAAAACGTAGGTTTGCCCCGATAGAGGGAAAGGTCCAAAGGATTTAATATGTTAGACAAACAAAACATAGTTATAGACAACCTAACAAGCCCAACTGGTCACCGTGGCATTGTTGAGCAAGTGGCCCACGAAGCCTATGTCAAAATGGTTGATTACCTGAGACTGACGCAATCCAAGAACACTTACAACCGATTCACTGACTACCATTACCTACAAATCCCCGTATCCAATTCCACAGAACCCGTCCGTGGTATTGATTACATTGCTCCTATCGTTACACCTGGCATTGATTACGCTACTGCCGTGATCACCAAGTGCTTGATGCCTGATGGCCAAGTTAACTTTGAATTCAATCGTTTTACTGAAGACGATGCAATTGGTGCTAAACAATCCACCGACATGGTGAAATATTTCATTAACGATAAGAACGATGCTTATGCCATTATTAGGGATTGGGCACAAGATGCGCTTCTTCATAAGAATGGTATTGTGATGGTCATGCCCATTCGTGAGTCCATCACGATGTATAAAGAAGTCGAGGGCACACGGGATCAACTCAGGGCTTTTGAGATTCAAGCTGCCGATTCTGGACTGACTACAAAGCGTCAAAACATGAGGCGAGTAGATGTCAATCTTCAAGGCGCAATGGCCGAGATGATGAATCCTCCACAAGAGGAAGAACAAGGCGAGGGTCCAGAATCCCAAGGCGAAGAGTTGAATGAAGCTTTAAAGAACAACTATATCTACAAAGCCAAATACAAACTCACTGGTTACTCTACCAACATCAAGATCAAGCACGTTGCCCAACATTACTTTGTTTGTAACCCTACCGTTCCCAAGATTGCTGACCAAGACTTTGTGGGCTTTTATGACCCCATGACCATCCATGAAGCCAAGGTAATGTATCCTTACATTGACCTTGAGAAGTTTGCTGACCACGCTGCCTACGGACCAGCAGGTGCTTATCAAGCAGGTGCATTAGAGAACGATCTTGCCTTACACGCTAGAGACTCTACCCCAGTGCCAGGTCAAGGTGTGATTGCATCCCAAGGTGCTGACCGTTATTCTAGAGTGGTCATGTTGACTACGGTATGGCTTAGAAAAGACATTGATGGTGATGGCGAGGAAGAAATTGTCGAACTTTGCTATTCAGGGTCATATGTTTTGTATGCCAAGGAAGTTGATTTTATTCCTTTGGCCAACATGAACCCCAAACCTTTGGTGGGTAACTTCTTTGGTTATTCATTGGGTGAGCGTCTAGTTCCCATGCAGGAATACGCTACATCTGTTCGCAGAGCAGAGTTGGCTTTTGCCCTGCAAGCATCTACCCCCAGAATCGGTGTTAATCCAGAATTTTTGGATGCCGAGGAAATTCAGCGTGGCGTGTCGGCCATGTTTATCTTAGACCGCAAGTTTGATCCTAATAAACACGTTTGGGAACCACAACCGCTTCAAGGTAACTTGGGCTATGTCCAATCGTCTATGGAACGATTTGATAGCGAGAAGATGGCCATGATTGGCATGACTTCACCTGGGGACACATTGAACCCAGAAGTAATGAAGGATGGCAATTCAGGATTCAAGCTTCAGACTGCTATGGGTCCCAACCAATTGATTCAAGATGAGATGGTTAAGAATTGCGCCATTGCCCTTAAAGATGTGGTGTATTTGGTTTGGAAAACCATGATTCAGTATTCTGATGACTACAACATCCAACAATTGGCTCACGCTTGTTCAGAAAATGCTGGTGGTTTCTTGGATGCGATGGCAGTTGAGAATTACCAATTCATTGACCGCAAGATGATCAGTCTTGATTTGGCTTTAGGTTTTATGTCTGAAGAAAATAGACTGACTCGCCAACAACTCATTACCGCTGCCCAACAACAGTTTGGCCAAGCCATGATGATGGTCCCACCCCAGTTGCCCGAGATGTTTACTAAACTTAGGTTACCCTATGAAGATACATTAAGGTCTTTGGGTGTCAAGCATATAGATGCTTATCTACCCACATTGGATGAGTGGACAAAGATTGGTCAGTTCAAGTCTCAGCAACCACCATCTGCACAAGATGAGGAAATGAAGGCCAAGACTCAGGCTCAATTGGCCAAGGCGCAAGAGACAATGGCCAATACTGCATTCATCAAGAAGAAGACAGATGACATTGACACTGACAATATGTTCGAGGCATTGGCAGCGTCTAGGGACAAGTTAAGAGCCGTTCAAGTTGACTAAGGAGCAAAATGAAAAGTTTATTGGGAAATATCACTGAGTACTTTAATAAGCGAACAAAGCACAAAGACTTAAAAAGTGACCAAGTTGAAAAACAAGTCAGGTTTATAGAAAACGGGGAGATTGCTTCCCGTCTTTTAAAAAACACCGATTTTGCTTTGATGTTCAATCTGTACAGATTTAGTTTGATGGAGAGAATGGAGGATGCAAAAACTGATTTAGATAGAATTCGTGATGCCCACTATATTAGTGGTGCTCGGGATTTTATAGACTTCATTGAATTGACCGTATACTTATCGGTTAACGCCCAGGCGAATATCGATAAAAAGAATTAACATTTTTTATAGAATAGGATAAACTTATGGAAAACGTGACCTCAACCGAGACCGTTACCCAACAAACTGGTGACCCCGTGGCTACCATAGCTGACATGATTGCCGCCAACAGGCGAAACAATCCCCAGCCCGATGGCAGTACACCGCCTCCAGGTGGACAAGTAGAGGAGTCATCCCCTACCCCACAGGCGCAACCTGAAGATGGAAGCGAACCTGAAGAAAGCGTAAGTGAGACTGAAGAGCCAGTAGAAGGAGAAGAAGAAGTAGAGTCCTCCGAAGGAGATAACTCTATTGTCAATTTCTTTGAATTTGCTGATGAGAATCCTGATTTAAAGTTCAAAATACCCAACAAGAATGCCGAAGGTGGATTTGTTGAGTTAACTGCAAAGAAGGCTGCCACGCTTTTAGGTCAAACAAGTGCTTTGGATGAAAATTCTCGCAAACTTAAAGCTGAAAAAGCCGAGTTTGAAGAGTTTGAAGCGAAACGTAGGGCTGAACTAGACGGTTTGCAAATTGGTTTGGAGTTGACGATAGTTCCTCAGTTGCAAGAAGTGGCTGATGAACTGGTAACCCTTCAACAATACAACCAGACTTGGAAGCAAATCCTTGAAAACGCCACTGATCCTGTATCTCAATCTGAAGCTCAAGCAGCGATTGCTCAGAACCAGAAGTTGATACAAGAGAAGTCGCAGTTTATCCAAACGAATCGTCCTAAAGTTGAACAGTTTTATAGGCAAAGAAGTCAGTTTGTTCAGCAACAACTTGAACAAGCAAGACAAGGCTTCAGCGATAAAGAACTGTCTAACAAGGCACTCTATTCCGAATTAAGGGAAAAGATTGCCAAGGATTGGAAAGGTGCTAATTTGTCGATTGTTCCTGGAATACCAAATATTGATTTGATTTCTAGTGACGAACATTTATTAGCTTTGGTGAGAGACGGACTCAAATTCCGTGAAGGACCCAAGGTTAAGAATGCAGGAGGTTCATTGGCTGCGGCTGGTAAACAAACTGCTAAAGGTAAGACAAGTATGCCTGATCCAACTGAAGACCTCCAAGAACGGGCTAAAAAAGGCGATAAGAATGCGGCTAGGGACCTTTTAGCAACCATGCTTGCGTCAAACAAACAAAGACGTAAGTAACTTTAGGAGTATTTAAACATGGCAACGATTACATCAACATCCCTTGGTAATGGTAACGGTTCGTACACGACCGATATCGTTGTTAAGGACTTAGACTTAACAGTATCTAACTACGTTAAAGACAGAACGCCTGTGACCAACATGGCTATGTCTAAGAAACGTAAAATCAATTCAACTTTGCACATTTGGCCTAATGACTATTTCCGTCAGCCAGCCTTGAATGCTAAGTTGGAAGGCGCATCAGTAACTGCTGGTTCCGCTGCTGACAACACCCGTGCTAACTGCGGTAACTACACACAGATTTTCACAACTGTGATTGGTGCTACAGGTACTGCCCGTGCCGTTGAGCAAGCTGGTGGTGATCCCCAAGCATATCAAGAAGTCAAGCAATTGACTGAGATCATGTTTGATGTGGAACTCCAAATGGTTCGTGCAGACGGTGCTTCTATCAAGTACGCTGGTCAAGCTGGTACACAACCTAGCGGTTCTTCTGGTGTTAACTCTGGCCGTAGATTCGGTTCATTGTTTGCATTTGCAGGAACTCGTTCTGGCAATGCCACAAGCGGTACTGATGTGTTGAACCTCGCTACTTCTGACAGCAATGACGTAACTAGCGGCATCAGCACAAATCAACCTTTCAACGGTACATTGGCAAACGCTGGTTTGGGTTATTTCACCTTCTCTTCAGGTGTAACAACTCAACAGTTCAGCCCCTTCTTGTACAAGCAATTGGTTACAACTGCTGAACAACGCTTCAACGCAAAAATCACTAACATGATTGTTCCCACTTCAATGAGAACACATATTTCTGATACATTGCCTACAAGCCGTTCTATCAACAGATTTAACCCTGCTGACAAGGGCGACACCATCGGTACATACGAAGGTGACTTCAACTACACATACCAGATCGATGACGATTGGATCATGGACCAAACAGGTTCTGACAATACATCCGTATTGTTCTTGAATCCTGATGTAGTTCAGTGGGGTTCACTCCGTGAGCTTGGCCCAAATAACGAAGTGTTCTCAAACGCTGACGCTTCTTTGGACCAGTACATCATGGAAGGTACATTGATTGTTCGTAATCCTGCTGGTGTTGCTGTTTTGGCAGCGATCTCCCCAACAGGTGCGTCAGTTTCTGCACCCCGTGCTTCTACAAAAGTTCAGCGTTATTTGGCATAAGCCATTTTCTGAAGGAGGTCCTCACGGGCCTTCTTTGGAAAGGAGTTAATGCATGGAAAAGTATGAATCAGATCAAGTAAATGAAGATTACTATTTAAAAGGTAATCTTGAGGCTGGGGTTGACGGGGTTTTCCGTCAAAACGACAAGCTTTTTAATGAAGTTAAATCTGGGACTTGGTCTCAAACATTCAAAACTCCCAATCTAGATTACAAAGTCGGTGCGGTTGATGGCGAGCGTTATGTGCAATACACGCAACATAATGTGGAAGCAATCAAGGCAGACTGTAAGCAAAAGCGTGAGTTTTATGCTATCCACGGGACGGACAATCCATTCTTTGCTGGAACATTCCATGCAATGGAACTGCCCAAGTGTTTTGCACACGAAATCAGCTCAAAATGGTTCAATAACCGCCCTTGGGAATTGATCAAAAAAGAGAAAAAAGACAAGATTCTTTTCTACGCTATTGTGAACGAATATTACTCAGATTTTGTTTGTCACCCTAGCGGAAAGATACCATTACCGTATAATCCTGCTATACCGACACGATAAGGACTTCTATGGCTCAATTCATCCAATCTGCCAATACTTTAGTTAGCCGTGTTGCATCTTGGGTCGGAGCCATTGCCAACTCTACAGGCGTTAACGCTACCTCTTACACATCTTCTACTGGGGTAATTGCTACTGCATCGTCTTTGGTCGGTACAGTTAATGTTGGTGACTTCATTGGATACAACCCTACCTACCCTTTTACGGTTGTGACGGCAATTACTTCATCGACAATTACTGTCAACGATCCTGACTTGATTTGGAGTGGTGCTACATATCCCGTGGCAATTCTTAAACTGCCCACACAATCGGTTTTAGAGATTCAGAACTCTATTCAATTGGCAGAACTCAAGATGAGAACAGTTGAATTACCTGCTTTGCGGTCAAATCCTTATGACCCAACAAATCCTGATTATGTGACCACCAACGCACAAGGATTGGCTCCTATTCCTGCCGACATGAATTGGCCTATTTTGTTTTTCCAACAAACACCTAATTCTGACACGCCTCCAGGCTCTGCTGCTGCCGCAATGGGTCCTTGGATTATTTATGACCGTGTTGGTGACCGTGAGATTATTCGTAGACGCATGATTGATCAGTTGTATGTCAAACCTTTTGGCGTACCAAGGGTGATTCGTGCATCATTCTCAGAAGTCGGTCCTAATTATGTATTTACGCCTAATCCTGGTGCAAATGTACAGATTCTTGCTTACTATCAAAAAACATTCCCATTCTTGTTCAGCCCCACATCTGATTCATTGAATCCTATTGTGCAAAACAATGCGGTGTTGGCTACATTCCCTGAAGGTTACCTTTATGGTACTTTGGAAGCTTATTACGACAAGAATAAAAATATTTCTGAAGCCGAAAAGTGGAGAGCAAGATTTGAAGAGGCTTATGGCTTGATAGAAGACCAGAACTTCAAAGATAAATGGAGAGGTGGAGACCAACATCTCACATCAGAATTCCAACCAAGAGATTACAGATATAGCTTTCGCTAGGAGATATAAATGGCAACAGGTGGGTTATATGGCTCAAGTCTTAGCGGTAATCTTATTGCTCAACCAGGCACGGAGTCTGTTGGACTTTATGGTAATTCTGTGCCTTATGGTGGCACTTACTTTGAATGGTTTATTTTCAAGGAAAGTGCGACTGCTCCTGCCACGCCCACGGGTGGCTCATGGAACTTTACTACAAATGTAGGCGTGCCTCCTACTGGATGGTCAACAACGCCTCCAGCAACGCCTAGCAATACTGTATGGGCATCAATTGCGTTTGTTAATAGCAAGATTGGCTCGACATTTACTTGGTCAACTCCTGCCACATGGGTTCAGCAAGGTATTTCAGGATACTCAGGTGCTTCAGGTATATCTGGTTATTCGGGTTATAGCGGTATTTCTGGCTTTTCAGGCATTAGTGGCTATTCAGGCAAGTCTGGTTATTCTGGAAGCGGTATCTCTGGTTATTCAGGATACTCTGGATATTCTGGTTCAGGTATTTCAGGTTATAGCGGATATTCTGGTAGTGGCGTATCTGGATACTCTGGATTTTCTGGAGCAAGTGGATTTTCAGGTATAAGCGGATACTCAGGTTCTGGTATTTCTGGTTACTCTGGATACTCTGGAAGTGGCATTTCTGGATATAGTGGATATTCTGGAAGCGGAATTTCTGGCTATTCTGGATTTTCGGGTACAAGTGGGTATTCTGGATTTAGTGGAACATCTGGTTATTCTGGTTCAGGTGTAAGTGGATATTCTGGCTATTCAGGTTACTCAGGTATTTCTGGTTACAGTGGCACAAATGGTTCTGGATCAGGTTCAGTAACATCTGTTGCAATGACTGTTCCTACATTCATGTCGGTAACGGGTTCTCCTATAACGACAAGTGGAACTTTGGCATTATCCGCAACAACATCAGGCGCAAATTCTATTGTTTTGCGTGATGCGAACCAAAACATCAGCGCAAATTCTATTACTGAAGGTTTTAGTAATGTTGCTGCCGCAGGAACAACAACAGTTCTTACGGTCAGCTCAGTACCTAATTTTGTTGTAACTGGTTCTGGTGGACAGACATATCAATTGCCTGATGCGACCACTTTGGCAAATGGAACAAATTACACATTCAACAACAATCAAAGTTCTGGAACAATTGTTGTGAAGAATAACTCTGGCACAACAATTACTACGGTTCAATCTGGTGCTTTTATAGAAGTTATTTTGTTGTCTAACGCAACCGCAGCAGGTTCTTGGGATACACATACTTTTGCGCCTTCCAATGTATCTTGGTCAACCAATACATTAGATTATCCAGGATCAATCACTTCAGCAACATGGAATGGAAGTACTGTTGCTACTAATCGTGGTGGTACTGGATTAACTTCATTTACTGCAAATGGAGTAGTGTATGCGTCTAGTACAAGTGCTTTGGCTACTGGTTCAGGATTAACTTTTAATGGAACAACATTTAGCACAACCAATGATGCGTCTATTAACGGGGTAACTGTTGGTAAGGGTGGTGGTAATCAATCTTCAAGTACAGCTTTAGGTGTCGGTACTTTATCTGCAGATACTGGAGGTTTTTCTGTTGCTGTTGGTTATCAAGCACTAAATCTTGCTTCTGGTGGATATTCAACTGCTGTAGGCTATCAAGCTGGTGTAGCAAAAACAAGTGGCGCAGGAATTGATGCTTTTGGTTTTCAATCTTTATCAACAAATACTACGGGCGCATTAAATGTTGGTTTTGGAACTTATTCTTTAAAATCAAATTTAAGTGGTTCTAATAACACAGCTATTGGTCGAGAAGCACTCTATTCAAACTACACAGCATCTAACAACACTGCTGTGGGTTATCAGGCGGGGTATAGTAATACTACTGGTACAGATTTAGTTGCTTTAGGTTACAGAGCTGGTTATACAAATAGCACAGGAAACCAAAATACTGCGCTAGGAAACAATTCACTTCAAAACAACTCTACTGGCTTTGCTTTAACTGCTGTTGGTTATTCTGCTTTAATTCTTAATACTGGTTCAAACAATACTTCTATTGGCGCATATTCTATGCAATCCAATACCAGTGGTGCGCAAAATACGGCTGTAGGTCGTGAAGCTTTGCAAGGCAACACTTTAGCATCTGGCAATACTGCTACAGGTTATCAATCGTTATACAGCAATTCAAATGCTAATAACAATACTGCTTTTGGATACCAATCAGCTTATTCAAATGTTTCAGGAAGTTACATAACTGCGTTTGGATATAAAGCAGCTTATGCATACAATTCAACAACAACAATTTGTGCTGTTGGTTTTCAAGCTCTAGCTTCAAATACAACTGGAGCAGACAATACTGCAGTTGGAACTTATAACGCATTAGGTGCAAACACAACTGGATCAAACAATGTTGCAGTTGGTCGTGAAGCTCTTCAAGCCAACACCACGGCATCTAACAATGTGGCAGTAGGTTATCAAGCAGGATATAGTAATACTACAGGGGGAGTGACTGCTGTTGGTTATCAAGCAGCCAAAAATAATAGTACAGGAACAGGAATAACCGCTATTGGTTATAATTCTTTACTAAATACAACTAACAATTATTCTACTGCTGTTGGATTGCAATCTGGTCAAGCAAATACCACTGGCACAATAACAGCAATTGGTGTAAACGCATTAACATCAAATACAACTGGAGCATATAACGTAGCAGTTGGAACTTTAGATGGTGCTGGTAATGGTGCTTTAGCAGCTAATACCACTGGTGGAAGCAACACCGCAGTTGGTAGCGGTGCTTTAGCTTTAAACACCACAGCATCTAATAACACCGCAGTAGGATACCAAGCTGGGTATAGTAATCAAACAGGAACATACTCAACTTATTTAGGCTACCAATCTGGATACAGTTTAACTGGAACAAATAACACTTTCGGTGGTGCTTTTGCAGGTGCAAATCTTACAACTGGAACTTACAATACTGGTTGGGGTCATGGGACTATAAATAATTCTGGTGCCTCTACTGGAAGCGGAAGTTACAACTCAGCTTTAGGCTACGAAGCATTAAACTATTTAAGCACAGGCTCTTATAATGCCGCAGTTGGTTATCAAGCACTTAAATTCAATACCACAGCATCTAGTAACACAGCCGTTGGGTATCAGGCTGGATATAGCAATACCACAGGTGCAAATAATGTTGTTGTTGGAAAGGCTTCACTCTATACAAATTCTACTGGCGGTGGTTTAACTGCCATCGGTAACCAAGTATTACAAACAAACACCGCATCGGATAACACAGCAATGGGTTATAACACGATGAATAACAACACCACTGGCACAATGAATACTGCTATTGGTGGTGGTCAATTTGGTGTTCTTGGTGGTTCACTATCTAGCAACACAAGTGGTTCTTACAATACAGCATTAGGACATTTGTCACTTTACTCCAACACCACAGCCTCTAACAACACTGCTGTAGGTTATCAGGCTTTATATAACGCTACCACTGCTAATTCTAATACAGCATTAGGTTATCAAGCTGGTTATTCACCAACAACTGGATATGCAAATACATTTATAGGTAAAGCATCTGGATTTTCTACAACCACAGGTTCTTGTAATACATTAGTAGGATTTGGTTCTGGAAGCACAATAACCACAGGAAATGGAAATACTTGTATAGGTGGCGCTTTCAATACTACTGGAGCTGGTTCAGCAATAACAACTGGTTCATACAACACAATTATTGGTGGCTACACAGGCAATCAAAATGGCTTAGACATCCGCACCTCTAATGGATATATTGTTTTAAGTGATGATTATGGTAATCCTAGAGGAGTATTTGAAAATAATGGTAATTTTTTAATAGGACAAACAAGTAGAGGTTTAAGAAATTCAAATTCTTTTGATTTTGATATATCAGATGCTTCTGGTTACTTTAACCATGTAAGCGGAACATCATCAGGCTCTGCTTTTATATATTTTGGATATAACGGCTCTTCTATTGGTTCAATTACACAAAATGGCACAACAGGCGTTCTTTACAACTTAACATCTGACTATCGCCTTAAAAACAATCCAGTACCCGTAACAGGTGCAAAAGAATTTATTATGGCTTTGCAACCTAAGTCATGGGATTGGTGGGATGGGTCAGGTAAAGGCGTAGGATTTATTGCCCACGAATTTATGGAAGTTGCCAAATACTCTGGTCATGGCGAAAAAGATGCTGTTGATGCAGAAGGCAAACCAGTTTATCAAGCTATTCAACCATCAAGTTCAGAAGTTATGGCAAATCTTGTCGCATTAGTACAAGAACTTACCGCAAAAATACAAACCCTTGAAACTAAACTAGGAGCATAAAATGTCAACAACTTACACGACAACCATAAAAACCATGTACACAGTCCCCAACCCAACGGGATATGTTGTCAATGTCGTTTTTAAAGTAGAAGGTACTGATGGTACGCATACTGCTGAAATATATGGCAATATCCAGTTCACACCAGAGCAAAATGAGCAAGGATTTATTCCTTATTCACAATTGACTCAAGCAGAGGTATTAAATTGGATTAACGAAGCAACCAATAACCAACAGAATTATTACGATAACATCAACGGACAAATTCAGTCCATGATTACACCTCCAGTTTCACCTTCAGCACAAACATTACCTTGGGCAACTAACTAAAAGGAACTTTAATGGAAAAAATTACTTTGACAACACAATTGATTAACGGAATATTGCAATACTTGGCAACCAGACCTTACCAAGAAGTTGCAGGATTGATTCAAGCAATTGAAAAAGAAGCTCAAGCACAACAGGAAGCCCCCAAAGACATTTAAATAGGACTAACATGGAATTGCATTGGTTAAGTGAAAGAAGTGCAGAAGCACAAGAACTGTATAACGAAGTCATTGTTACCAACTGTTACGGATTAACAGAAGAAATCTGTAAAGACCGTGAGTTTATAGATATAGGCGCAAATATGGGGATGTTCTCTATATTTGCATCTAGTCTAGGAGCAAGCAAGGTTATAGCAGTAGAACCCGTATCTTCTACGGTTGAAATGCTCAAAGACAATATTGAGCAATCAAAATTAGACATTTCTGTTTTACAGAACATTGTTTCTGATGTTGGGGGTGAAATGGTCAAGATTGGGCTACAACCCAAGTCTGGCCACAATAGCGTCTACAGTCCCAGCGACAGTTTTGAGAAAGTCAAAACCATCACCCTCAAAGACTTGCTAGACATGACCACTAGCGACAATGTCTTTTTAAAGATCGATTGCGAGGGTGGCGAATACGACATTCTGCTGAATGCCGACAATCTAGACAGAGTCACCACGGTGGCCATTGAAATCCACGCTGATCTCCACCCCAACTTCCACGGTGCTTGGCATATCCATGAGGTTTTAACTAAGTTTGGGTTCAAGCCTGTCGTCCAGAATCAAATGAAGTCATGGCGGTACGATGCTTTTGGCCAGCCATTTGACATCAAAAACCTCCCTGTTTCTGAAGAGATATGGGTGAGACATGGATAGTATTCTCTGCTCCATCGGAACCAGAGGCCGATACGACACTACCCTACCTCTGGCATTGGCTGCCATCATCAATCAAACCAGAATCCCCGATAAAGTCGTTATCTTTGATGACAACGACAATCCAAGGGATGTCCGTGAGGAATTGATCTATAAGAATCTATTTCAGATGATGGACTTAAAGAACATCGAATGGGAATGGGTTTTTGCTCAAAGACACGGCACCCACTGGAATCACCAAGCTGCCAACATCATGGGCTACAAATGGGTTTGGAGAATGGACGATGATTGCATCCCAGAACCCAATGTCCTCAGAACCTTGTTAAGCTATGCTATACGCAAGGACGCAGGAGCCGTTGGAGGTTCTATCCTTACCCCACCCCTCACATTTGAGAATACTCGGTCTACAGGGCGTATAGAAGACATTAACAACGAACCCAACGCCCAATGGAAAGTCATCCAAAAGGAGCAAGAAGTCGAGCACCTTCATTGTTCTTTTGTCTACCGTGCTGGGGTTTATGACTACAACATAGGTTTATCTAGGGTTGCCCACCGAGAAGAAACCTTGTTCAGCTATGGTTTACATCAGAAGGGCTACAAACTTTATGTGATTCCTGATGCGATTACTTGGCACTTGAAAAACCCAGAAGGTGGTATTCGGTCAGAAACTGATGAGTCACTTTACTTACATGATGAGCAAATCTTTGCAAATTTCATGCAATACCGTGACCATACCATAGTGGTATTGAACTGCGGTTTAGGAGATCACATTGTTTTCTCTAAGATATTGCTTGAAATCAAGAAACCTTTGGTATTCAGTTGCTATCCTGACATTGTGCCTGGTCATGCCATTGCCCATGCCGAACGTGGATTTGGCAGTATTGACCAATGGAATATCTATTTGAAAATGTCCCAATGGGAATGGAAGGGTTCGCTAGAGGACGCTTTCAGAAAGTTGTACTTATGATCATCATCAGCCCTTACTCAAAAGCCCTTAGAAACGGCAAAGAAAATCCTAAGAACTATCCCTATTGGCCAGAAGTCTTAAAAGACATCAAAGAACCTTGCGTTCAGATTGGCATTACTGGTGAAAAACAATTGTGTGAAGATTTCAGAACAGACTTGAGTTTTGATGAACTTAGGTTACTCCTCAAGGAATGTCGCACTTGGATCAGTTGTGATTCGTTCTTTCAGCACTTTGCTTGGAAAGAAGGTAAGCCTGGGATTGTCATCTTCTCCCGTTCTGACCCATTGATCTTTGGCCACCCAGAAAATGTCAACCTTCTTAAAAGCAGGGATTTGCTGACTCCTTACCAATTTATCACTTGGGAAGAGCAAGAATATGTCAAAGAGGCGTTTATTGAGCCTAGCGAGGTCATAAAAGCGTTGGAATTATTCTAGAACTTGGTAAAATTTGGTTGATGCTCAACTTCTATCCTTAAACACCATGAGCGACTATACCTCCCTAAAAACGCCCTTCTCCAACATGAGCTTCACGCCCGATGTGCCGAGCAACGCATTGGGTCCCAATGAATATAACTCAGGGTTAAACATTGAAGCTGATGTTAGAGGAATCAAGAAGGTTTTTGGCGAATACGATATAGCAACCGCAATACCCAACCTGCCCATCTACATGGATGGAGGATTCAGATCAGAAACCAGTTGGGTCTACATTATTGCCACTAGAGACTCATCTAACTTTGGCAGATGGTACATGGTGACGGCTACGGGCATATCCAACATCACCCCAGGCGTGGGAGCCAATCCATCGGTGTATTTAACTGGATACACAGAGAACATTAACATTACTACATCATGGGTAGGTAATGTATTCTTTATTAACGATGGCATCAACGCTCCCATGTACTTCAGGCCAACGCAAACAGAAATCTATTTCTATGATGCTGCACCCGACAATTATGTGTGGAACTATGAAGCATCTTCTACCCCTGCGGTAACTAAGGTCACTGCTACCTTTGTCAGAAACTATTGCTCACCTAATGTTGGCAATATCCTGATTGCAGGAAACCTTACAAAGACTTACGCTTCTGGGCAAATCATTAATTATCCCACAACGGTGCGTTGGTCTCAACAGTTTGCCAATACGGGTGTTCCTGCTAACTGGACTCCAACATTGTCTAATGTGGCCAATGAGGTGGAGATTCCTGTTCGTGGACCAATCATTGATGGATTCTTCTTAGGTGGCAATTTCTATGTCTGTTCTTATTGGGATACTGTTGTTTTTGCTCCTATTGCTTATCAATCTTCTTATGCTCCTATTTTTGGTATACGTTTGTTTAACCAAGGCAGAGGGCTATTCAACAATAATTGTTGGTCCAATACGGATGCCAATGTTTATGGCGTTGATGCTAGGGATATCTGGGTATTCGATGGTTCTAACTTTAATCCATTGGGTAATCAGCGTGTAAGGGATTATTTCTTTGCCAACTTAAATACTAATTTAGATGCAAACGGGCAACCCTACGCAGACCGTATGTTCATGGTCAATAATACACAAAAGAACCAAATAGAAATTTATTACCCAGACAAAAATAGCACATCATGGTGCAACAAGATGTTGTCATGGAGATACGACATTCAAGTCTGGAATGCCCCTAAAGACATTCAATACGCCTGTATGGGGTGCGAGGGACCCAGATGGATAGATGCATCAACTGATTACTTTAATTTGGCCTCTAGAGCCGTTGTTTACGCAAAAGGTGGCGTAGCAAGTCAAAAGTTAGTGGAGACTTCAATTGGGAATTCTTTTAGTGGAAATACTATTCCTGTACTTTTTGAGCGTACTAATGTTGCTTTGGTTAGCACTGATGGTCCAGTACCTTTTTCCTCCAAAGTCTACATTCACAGATTGATGCCTGAAATATCAGGGTCTGGAACGATCAACATCACGGTCGGAGGAGCTAACTCTACCGCCCAAACTGCCACCTACGGAGCGACAGGAACTGTTTCCATTGTGACCGATAACCCTTGGGTGACTACGCAACAGAACACATTCAGAACGATAGCGATCAAGGTTGAGTCCAATGACGCTACTAACACCTTTAATTTGACTGCCATGAACTGGCAAGCCACCGTCACTGAGGATGCTTACTAATGCCTTTCTCACTGACCTCCAATCCGAGTCTGACCGAGATATCAGATGCCATCAATTATTTGCTAAATAATTTTGGGTCTAATGTTTCCATCGATTTACAGACAGGAATTATTGCAGGTCCGTCAGGCAGAATATCCAACCTCTACAAATACATCTCCATCAAGTACGCAACATCGTACGATGGAACGGTGGGGTTCAGCAATGTACCTACAAATGCCACATACTACGGTATAAGAAACTCCAATAGCTCAACAGAATCCACCAACCCTGCTGACTACATTTGGTACAAAACCACGGGCTTTGGGACTACCAACTTTCTTTGGTACATTGTTGCTGGCGGTCGTCAGATTGACTTTTATTTGTCTGCCACTTCCCCAGGCATTTACTATGTCAAAGACCCTGGCACGGCCATTGACATTGACATTGTCACAACCACAAGCACACAGAATGTAGCTATTCCTGCTATATACCAATGGACATCGGGAAGTGCTCCTGCAAGACCCTCGACCACCTCTACCTATACTTGGGCTACCGCATCTTATTCTGCGCCTTCTGGATGGACTACAACGCCTTCTACAAACAGTACGCCAGGATATGTCCAGTGGGCTATCTTTGTGCCGATCACCGCCAACTCCAACACGGCAACCTCAACCATTGATTGGACCAATACTGCTTACCCAATTGTCCAATTCAGTTCAAATGGTAATACTGGCGCAACTGGTGGCAATGGATTAAGCGCATTAACCGCCTATCTCCAACAGTCTCAATCAAGTGCTGCACCATCGACTCCTGCTAACACCACGGGACCAACTGCCCCATCAGGATGGAGTTTGTCTGCACCAACATCGGTCACGGTGGGCAATGTTGTTTACTATACCTTTGGTCAATACAATTCGACATCTTCTACATTGAATGGCGTTCCTGCTGGACAAACACAATGGGGTGTTCCTACTGCTGCATCTATTTTCCAAGACATTCGGTCAGACAATTGGAACGGATCGACTCCACCAACGCCTGGCACGCCTAGCACCTATGGAACTACTGGATACTACATTTCTCGTAGCGGTGGCAATATGTGGCTCAATAGTGTTTATGGCCGAGGTACTGCTCAGTTTGATGGCACAAATTCTGCTACTGGTGGCTATAGTGCTGCCATTCTTGCTAACTCAAGTTACGGCCAAAATGTAGGGGTTGAAGGATATACCAATAATACATTTTTAACTTCTGGTGCTTTAAGGGCTTACAACAATAGCGGAAGTACTGGAAACGCTATTTACGGCTACCAAAATGGTTCTGGCGTTGGTGTTCTTGGTCAAACCGCTTCTGGCACTGGAGTAAAAGGCACTGGCACTACAGGCGTTACAGGAACTGGAACCCGTGGTGTAAATGGTGGCGGAAGCTCTGGAGACTATGGAGTCTATGGAATTAATACCTCTGGCGGTACTGCTATCTTTGCTGATGGATACTATGGAACCAATAACAGTACTTTGGTAACCAATTTGTATGCTGATTTGGCTAAAACATTGGTAGGAACTGGCGGTGCTAATCAACTTAGGTTTGTTAGTGGAACATCTACAGGAACATCAGCCGCCACATTTTCAGGATTAAAGCCTGGTGGCGCATCCACTAATGTATGGATAACCATGCAGATTGACGCAACAACAATTTACATTCCAGTTTGGACATAACATGAGAACTACGATTATTCCTCAAGCTACAGTTACTGAAGACATTAGCCTGATTGATGAAGCACCAGGACTGCAAGTCAGGTTTTTGGTGGGCAAAAGGGAATCAAATGGTAACTGGGTTGTGCCTCAACAATTTGAAACATTTATTGTTGCTGGTGAACAATATGCAGAACTTAATGGACCGCCCCAATCTTGGTGTCCAGATAAGCCAACGGGTACATATAGAAACGAAGATTTATGGCATTATGTTGACTTACAAAGGAATAGCATTTAATCATAAACATCGGTAAAATTTGCCAAAAGGATTAATATGGGTGTTCCAATACAAAATCAAGCTCAAAGCTCAATGGGTACGCAACCTACGTTGCCAATGCAACCTACGTTGTCTACGGGTAATCAAAGCAATCCACCTAATTCATACCCTATCCAACAGAGCCAACAAATGCCTGATTTGCCTATGGGCAAAGGGAACACAACTAATTCAGCGACATCAGGGCAACCGCAAATGGGAATGCCAAATAACAACCCTAATAGTGGGTACGGAGGTTAATCATGGGTATTAATTTAGGCGGTGGTTCTTCTTCTGGCTCGACTCAAGCCGTTGTCACTCCAGAGCAAACAAAGCAAAATCAGTTAACCAACCAATTGTTGGAAACCCTTGTTCCTACCTATCAAGGTGCTGTTTCAGGTGCTGGACAAGCTTTAGAAATGTCTAAAGGCAATATTCTCAAAGCCTCAGAACAAGGTTTGAATACAGCATTAACCACTTCTAATGCTTTAAATGCAGGTGGTTTAGGTGCTTTATATAACTCTAAAAATACATTAGAAAATGTAATTTCTCCTGATTACATCAAGAATCAATTGGCTGCCGCCACGCAACCCATTCAAGAGCAAACCAGAGATTTACAAAACTTACAAAATGCTCAATATGGTGGCGCAGGTAACTTAGGTTCTTCTAGGGCTGCTTTGGCTGATAGAAACTTATCTTCATTAAACCAACAACGCCAAAACCAAGCGGTAGCAGGTGCAATTGCCAACATCACTGGTCAACAAATTGGTGCTGCTTCTGGCTTGGGTCAGATGGGTGCTCAAGCGATACAAGGTGCTCAAGGTGCTAATCAGGCTGCCCTTGGTTTTGCAGGTGCTCCACAGACCGCTTACCAGCAATATGCCCAAACAGTATTTGGAGTGCCAGGCGGTGCTTCACAAGGTAATTTTGGTGGCACGCAAGGTCAAACTTCATCAAGCAAAGGCTTTGGTGGTTCAAGCAAGTTGGGTGGTTAAAAATGCCTGTACAACAATTTAACTATGGTCAGAACTATGGTGATTGGCGCAGTTATGCTGGATACACCGACAAAGATACGGGTCAATATAACTTTGGTGTTGATCCTAATAAAAATGTAGCTCCAACACCTGTTGCTCCTCCAACACCTACTGACAATACTATGGGTGTTCCTGCACAACCTACAATGGGTGTAGCACCTAAAAAGGTTGGCATGGGAATGAGTCCTGCTGATTATTCTTTTGGCGGTACAAGCAATGATTTATTAAATGCCGTAAACAAGCATTTATTTGGAGAATGATATGCCTGATGATGTAATCGAACAAGGTCAAGGTTTAAAAATAGCACCTACCAGTTTAGGTTGGGGTTCAAATTCTGCCCTTGATAAATTAAATGCAGATGCGGAAGTTGCACATCAAGCTCAATTTGCGCCTATTGCAAAAACTGTTATGCAGTCTATGCAACCTGATGCCACACCAGAAATTAGAAAACAATCAGCAGATGCAATCAAAAACTTTGCTACATCAGATGAATTCAGATGGACTGATCTTTTAAGCGCAAAGAATCTTGGCGATGTTGTCAAAGCTTTTAATGGTGGTAGCGACAAAACAAAGATTGCTTATGATGCCAATGGTAATCAATATTTGAAAATATTTAACCAAAGAACAACGGCAGACAATCCTTTGGGTGAACTTAGAAGAGTTATGAGCCTTGATGGCAAAAAGGTTTATTCACCAGATGAATTACAAAAGATTGGCCCAATCGTAACAACTGAAGAAGTACCTGTTACACAACAACCATTTTTCATGGCTAACCAAGTTGCAGCCAAAGATGTTGCACAAACTCAAGCCAAAGATTGGTTGCAAAAACAAATTGGCGGTTCTTATGCTTTAAAGAATTCTGTAGCAATCCGTGATGCTGCCGCAGAAAACAAGCAAATTACAAAAGAATTATTGCCCTATAGCATTAATCCTCACACCAGAGAATTATTGGCAAAAGCCAATGAAATCAGAACTGGCTCATCTGCAAGCACCCAAAGTGCAACAGAAAAGTTAAATAAACTTGCTACTGGCAAAGGTACTAAATCAGATTGGGAAGAGCTTAAAAAGCTTACTGGTGGCGTTACTATGGGCCTTAACTACAATGAGGCCAAAGGCTTAACCAATGGTTCTGGTGAATCTGCTACCCGTGAAGATATTGATTCAGCCATGAATTCATTGCAAAGAAGTGCAAGTTCTGATGTTGCAATCACATCAAGAAAGCAAGACTTGCTCGAAGCAGCTCAATTGTTAGCGGCACAAGGCAAAATTCAAAACATCGATGCCATCCAAAGATATATTAACAATCAATATATTATTGGCAAAGCCATGAATCAAATTGAAGAAAATGGTGGAATTGGTGTTGCACAACCCAATCTTCCATATGCTCAAGGCGATAGCTTTTCTTTGGCACATACCAAAGCAGTTCTTGATGAAGCTTATGCTGATTTAGCTGAACAATATGGTAATAAAGTATTTCAGACAAAACAAAGATATGGCAATTTAACACCAGGCATTGGAACTGTTGAAAGTGAATTGGCTATTGATCCTACTATTGTTGGTCGAAAGCGATCTGCCCGTGATGAAATTGCTAAGTTTTTAGTTGAAAACAAAGATATTCTTGAGGGCATCAATAAGCAAGGTGTTAATAAAGAATTAATGCAAGCTCCATCACAAGCCAAAGCACCGCCAGAGCAAAAGGTTGAGGTGCAACCAGTGATTGCAGGGTCAAAGCCACCTGAGAAAACGACAGAAAAGACCAAAGAATCTAAACCCAAATTAGATTTGAATCTATTAATTCCTATTAAGAGGAAGCAATAACATGGATGACAAACAACGCCAAGAAGAATTGCAGACTCAAATTGAATCTGCCATGCAAAATGGGGCTAAATTAAATGAGATTATTGATCATCTATCTTCTTCTGAAGACCCTCTTCACCAACAATTCGCAAAACGACTTAGAGGAAATGAGTCTCAAGACCAAACGTACAAAATGCAACCGATTCCGACTGATGGATTAAACACGCCATTAGTTAACACTGCTCAATCAGGAGCAAACACATTTGCCAATTTACCTGTTGAACAACAAATTGGTTATGGCTTGCTTGGTGTTGGTGGCTTGGGTGCTTTAGGTTTGGCAGGATATGCTGGGAAAGAATTAATCAGAAATAAAATTTCCAAAGCAAATGAAAATCCAGAATTCAAAAGACAAAATGATATTGCCGAGCGAAACATATTATTAAAAGAACAAGAATTGCAACAAGGCAATAATGCCACATCTATTGAACAAGCAAAAATTGAAGTCGAGAAAGCTAAAGCTGAAAGAATTCGTGAGCAAATTCGTAGAGAAGATGAATTGCATCAGCAAAAGATTCTAAATTTGGCAAAGTCAACTAACAAAACAACAACACCAGTAAGCACTGAAGTTGATCCTATGACAAGGCCTGATATTTTGCAATCGTCAGGTTACACAGGATTGCAAGAAATAGAAAAGAAACAAGGTGTATTTAAAGAAAATCAAGGAGATATTTTAGAAACGGCTTTAAAAAGCGAAAACAATGCTGCTTTAAATCAAAACAAAGAACCACCTTTTCCGCACCTTTTATCTAAAGAAGCACAAGCACGACTTGCTGAACAACAATCAGCAGGAATAACTGCGGATACATCTCCACCAGAAGCAGAAACACTGATGGAAACAAAACAAGCAGCGTTAGATTCTAATGAAAAAGCTACAGGATCGACTAAAGTAGAACCTAAAGCTCCGTTGCCTACACAAATTCCTGCCAACAATCCAGGTATTGCGCCAAAGACTATTGCTGATATTCAACAACAAGAAAAGTTAAGTCCTTTGTTTCAAAAGCATTTGTTGCAACAACAAGAGTTACTTAAAAACAATACTCAATTTAATGATGCATTACAAAAAGCTTACCTAAGTGGCAAGATTCAACCAGATGAATTCTTTGTGCCTGGCTTGGGTAATATGGACAATAATGTATTCAATACGCTTGGTCCAGAAGGAAGAAGACAAGCTCTTGAATACAAAGGAATGACTGCATATGGCAAACAAGGTGGCGTTGAATACAATGATCTTGTAAGCAAAAATATCAACGATTATGCTGAAAGCCTTAGAAAAGAAATTCCAGTTGATTTAACAACTAGAGAATCCAGAATTGCTCAAGGCTTACCTCATGAAAAAAATTATGGGCCACTTGGTAAAGCGGTTAAAGTTGGTGGTATTGCAGGATTAGCTATGCTTGGTACACAACTGGCTAACGCTAAAACACCACAAGCCAAAAGAGAAGCCATGAGAAATCTAGGTGAGGCTATATTACCGCCCTCAATGACTGCAACAGAAGCAGGAGCACCTACACTGCCACCCAATGCTTACTCAGAATCTAGAAAACTTGGTAGCCCATTTAGACAACAACTAATGGGCGTTGCTCCACCAGCGAGGTAATCATGGATGAGAAAATCACCCACGAACAAATCTATGCTCGCCTTTGTGCGGTAGAGACCAAGGTCGATCAGATCGACAACAACACCAAATCCCTTGTAGAAGGCTTTAATGCGGTTCAGGGAGCGTTTAAAGTGTTGGGTTGGATAGCATATGTTGCCAAGCCTATTATTTGGATTGTGGGTGTTTTAACGGCTTTGTCGTTTCTTACTGATTACTTTAAGGGTAAATAGAAATTGATCCGTTTACCCTTGTCGCTTTGGCTTCATCAGCATTTAAGCTGGTCAAAGAATCTTGTGAAATGTATAAGGAGGGGCGACAGTTTGTTGTCGATGCAAAGAAGGAACTTGATGGAGTAGTCAAAGATGTCAAAGGTATCCAAAAGGATGCCAAAGGCGTTTGGGGTTTTTTGACGGGTCTTTTTGGGGGTGTTAAAGAAGAAAATCAACAAAATATTGTTGAAAAGCCCGTTAAGAAGGTAAAACAGAAGGCTCCTGAGTTTGATGAGAACCAAATTTATGCACAAGTTGCGGACGCATTGACCAAGTTCTTTCATGCTTACAATGGTTTGCAAGCTTACAAAATGGAACAAGAAGCTAGTGCTTTGACGGTAGGAGATGAAGAGGGTCAGGACATTGCAATTAAGTTAGTAATCGCTGACTTACAGATGGAAAAGTTAAATGAGGAGATGAGGGAATACATGGTCTACCATGTTCCACAGGAAATGAAAAATTTGTATAGCCGAGTCAATGACATGATTGGACACATTGCCAACAAGCAGCAGTTAGCTAGGAAAGAGAAACTAGACGCAAAAAGGAAGTTGGAATGGCAACGAAGACAGGTTATAGACCGCCTGAGAAACAGGGTTATGGTGGCCATAGCAACCAGCCTGGTGATCCTGTGGGCGTGGCTAATGATACTGACAATGATTCCTTCTACATCATCGTGATCATTGCGTTATTGGCGTTGATTATGTTTATCATGCCAGTGTTGATGTGGATGTACATGGATATACGCCAATCAGAAATCAAGGTTGAAAAGTTGATTAAGAAACTGGAAGAAAAATGAAACGCTTGATATGCTTACTTTTCCTGCTTTTGTGTTCATGTTCTGATCAATATAGATACAAATGCCAAGATTTTGATCACTTTCAAGACCCTGAGTGTCAAAAACCCCGTTGTCTGTTTACCCAGATTTGCCCTGAATATTTAACTGCGCCTGTATTGGAGAAACAAGTTGAACAACAAACTAACAGCAGAAGAAATTGAAGT